AAAAACCGGTCGCGTCCGTCGACGACGAGTACGGAGACTGGCGGAGCTCGGACGCAAACTCGGTGAGAGTCGCATCCGGGCTCATCGTCCTCCACACGTACTTCTCGACGGGGAACCCCCACACTGTCACGATGGCAGAGTGGGGGGCGGCTCCGGGCGACGGCGACAATTTCACCAGCGCGTCCGGGAGCCATGCGTGGAATGAGAGCCGCGCGCGAACAACTTGTTCACGCACGACGGCCTCGAAAGTGGGCATCACTTTGACTTTCGCATACTGCGAGAGTTCGGGGGTCGCTTTTGTTGTGTAGCTGACCTCAAGCACTCGTTGGTATGCTGGGAATTTCAGTGCGCCCGCCCTCGCCTCCTTCATGCGTTTTTCTTGCGTGGCGGTCGGCGTGTAGTTTGCGACGAACCGAGGCCGAACGGCCTCTAAGTGGCCGTCGGCTTGCCGGTCCGTCTCGAAGATGACGGCGTAGGGCCGTGCTGCGATGTATTTGCGCACGTCCTCCATCCATTCGTTTGCCAGCAGGTCGTAGAGGCCCCGGTTGTGCACGCACAGTAGCGCGTGCCCTACCGACCTCTCTGCTAGGTGTCGTTTGTACGCCTGGTAGGGCGCCCCCGCGAAGCGGGAGACGACCGCGCCTCGGCGCCCTAGCAGCCTGCTTTGGTCATGCAAGGCCGTCCACTCAGGCACCACGGGGAGCACCCGTAGTATTTCCGAGCGGATTTCCGGGTGGTCGGCTGTGCGGATCGCCTGCTTGGAGAGGTAGCTTATCGCTTCCACCCCCTCAAATTCGATCCGGACGTCGACCCCGAACAGCTCTTTTGCGGCCGCGCTGAGCGCCGCCGGCTCGACCTCTGAGTCTGTCCCCCATACGTTGTCGTCCCCAGTGTTGTGGACGGTGTTGTGTAGGTAAAACTCGTTCATAGGGCGGCCGGTCGCCCTCGCCCACGACCCGATCATTAGGGCGCGCATCGTCCAGGTGTTGTCCCAGGACGTTGCGCTTTGCCCTGTTGCGCCCCCGCGTGCCTTGACCCATACCTTTCCGGTGGGCAAGTCGACGATGAGGGCGTTCTGCAAGCGGACGTATTTCGCTCGCAGCGCTGTCGCGATGGATGGGATCGAGTTTTTCGCTCCCAGGTCGCCCAGGATGGAGAGGACTTCGAAAAGGATTGGCGGGACGTTCGCGTCGTAGGCCGTCGCGTCTGCGACGAACACGCGCTGCCGCTTCGCCACCTTCTCGAACACCGTTCCAAGGTAGTCGGCCGTGAGGGGGGCGCCGAGCCCGATATCCGTGGTTGGCCACGTCTTTCGGGTCCGGCGCTCCAACTCGTACACCCCGCTCACGAAGTTCGTGAGTAGGGATGTGGCCATTATGGTGCGAGGCCCTTTGGCCGTCACGCCTGCTGCAGGGAGGACCATCATCTTTGCAAACTCCGAGTACGCATCGGGCGGGAACTCTCCCGTCTCGAGGCACTCGTAGGTGGCCGAGATGATGGCTTTCATCCACCCTGTGGATTCGAGCGCCCTTCGCGTCCGCACTTTTTGGATGAACGGGAGGCCGGGCCTCCCCTTCATGTTCAGGCGGGTGCGCACGGTTTCCGGGCGCACAATTGCGGGGGCGTCAAACGCCTCGGGGTGAGACTCGAACAACATGTTGGCGAGCTCGCCCGCGTAGTCGATGTCCTCCGGCGTGAGGCCCGGAGGTTCGGAGAAGTAGCGGGATGTCACTTTCTCCCGCATCTCATCG